ACTAAGAATCAGGATCTTATTGATGGTATTTTGCCAATCAAGAAGAATAAGAGATGGCTCTATAACGTTTTTGTTATCAAAGATCCAACAAATCCATCTAACGAGGGTCAGATCAAGCTTCTTAATGCTGGTGAACAGCTTGAGAAGATTATTGAATCTGCTCGTAGTGGTGACGATAAGGATGAGTTTGGTCACAAGATCTTTGATCTTTCCGAGAAAGGTTGCAATCTTGATGTCAAGGTAGAGAAGAACAAGGGTGGATATCCATCTTATGTTACATCTAGGTTTAAGTCTCCATCCAAGATTGATATTTTAGATACAGATTCTAAGATTGATGCGACTTATGATGGTTTCAAGCCACTTGATTCTATCTTCAAGGTTAGGACTTATAATGAGATCAAGGATCTTCTTGATATTCATTTCTTGGGCAAGGATAAGTCATCAACTACAACTACAGATGATGATGATTCGTTCAAGATTGAGGAGATTACTGTTGATGATGTTATATCTCAAGATACATCTTCATCTTCTAGTATCTCTGAACAGGAGAAGAAGATGCAAGCTATCTTAGCAGATCTGTAATATGAATAGAGAAGAAGCATTAGAGGCAGCGAAACTTGCAAAGATGATTGGTTCACAACTTAATGTTGTAGATCAAATGTCGGTGGAAAGATCAAACAATCCAGCAAATAAAATCAATATAAATGAATTTATTGCCAAGGTTCAAAACCCTAATGCTTCTTTTCGTTCAAATAATTATTTAACAAACGTACCAGCAGGTTTTGCTCCACCACCACCAGAGGATTATATTCAAAGTATGATTCCTGATAATTCGATTGGGTCAAAACAACCACTACTTGAAAGTATACCACCGCAAATTGAAACTGTTCCATTAGTAACGGTTAGTAACATTCCTTTAAAATTACATCCAGAACCAAAAGAAACAAAAACAGTTGTTGCAAAAAATGAAACAACGGTTTTAACTCGTAGTGATGTTGATAGTATTAGAAATTCATTAAAAAGCATTGACAAGACACTTGCTGGTATGCTAAAGTTCTTACAAGAAAATAGCAAACCTAAAGCAAATGAATGAATCTTTAATTCCAATTCCAAAAACTTCTTTAGAGAAGTTATTAAGACCTGTAAACAGATTGGCAGAATCTTGTGTTTTAAAAACAAATAAAGATTTCATCTATACGCTTTGTTCTTCATCTGACAATAGTGTTATTCTTTATGCCAAGACTGATTTACCTTTAGAATTGCCAGAATATAAATTAAACATCATTAATATTAAGAAATTAATGACAGGTTTAGATTGTCTTGGAGATGACGGTGAATTCAAATTAATATATAATGATAACAATATAGTCTGTAAGTCTACAAACGATGCTACAGGCGAGAATACGCATTTTAAATACCATCTGGTAGACGATAACATCATCAAGGAATCGACTGTTAATATTGAAAATATCGCAAAGCTTAGTTTTGATACAATTTTTGAATTATCTTTATCAAAGATTAAGCAAATCATGTCTGCTTATTCATTCGTAAACGATGTGAATAAGATTTACTTTTATACAAAGGATAATAATGTTTATGCTGACATTGATGACAAAACAATGCCTAACATAGATAATGTTTCTTTATTGGTTTCAAATGAATTTCAAGGACAACCTATATTGGATCAGTTGTCCGTAAAGATTGAGGTTTTTAAGAACTTGGCTAGTAGTAAGAATTCAATTAAGGTTAAGATTAATAATCAATTTAAGGTATTTATTTTTCAAACACAAGAAGACGAAAACACTGAATTAAAATATATAATATCTGCACTTGTTAAATAGTTAATTTGTGGTAAAGTATTAATATGGCAAAGAATAAATTAACTACCGTTGGATATTTCATCAAACGCCTCCGTGATTGTGGATATATAACAGATAAAGTTTTTACTGATTATGCAGAATCTGATGCTAGATCTTGGACAGTTGTAGTAGATCCAAGATTATCATCAGTATTTATTACATGTTTTAATAATCATAATTATTTAGGTGAAGAATATTTTGAAATTCATGATGGTGGTCAGTTTATTCCTGATAGGTTTAAGTTAAAAACAAGTTCTATTGAAACTGTTATAGAATATTTAACTAAATTTGGAATAAATAATAAATCATCATCGTATGACAAACAATAGAAAAAAAAAGATTGTAAAAAATACAATTATTCCTTCTTTATCATCAGAAAATCCACCAGCTATTGGTGGTAAAATGACAAAAGAAGAGATAGAAGTTTTAAATAATAAAGTTTTTGATGCTGTAAATAATTTAGAACTTCAAAAAAGCATGGATAAATGGTTAAAAGAAAATAAAAACCAAAATCAAATTGCAATGCGAGATTTAGGATTGTTAAAAGGAATTATTACAGAATATTTAGATTCTTTTCTTTTATTTGGTTATAATACAGATGGTGAACGAATAATAATTCAAAAATTTGAAAAAGCAAAAGATAGAGATGCTGTTATGGAGTTTTTTAAAACAATATTTTTAAAACAACAACACGAAAACTTTTTAGATGATTAATATATGAGTACTGACGAATTTTATTGTAATACAACAACTACAACACCATTAAATCCATCTTTTTTCCCTGTTGGAAGTGCTGTTTTCGATCCAAATTTTGATATTTTACCTTTTTTATGTCAACTTTTGGGTGCTGCTACTAATGATTCTATAGATCCAGTATTAAAAATGCCAGATGAATATGATATGGCAAAACATGTTGATTTTACGCAACTTTTAAATGTTGGTGATCCTAGATATTCGGATGGTGCTATATTATCTGCGGCTTTTATTAATTTCTTACCTAGAATGATAACACAAGTTGAGGTAAAAGCTGCTGGTGGTTCGCAAGTAATAAACAATTATATATGTGATCCTGATGGTAATCCTATAAAAGAATCAATGACAATTCCAGTATTAACTACTGTTGGTACAGGCGGTATTAATTTATATGGTTATGACATTCCTTCTGGATTAAATGAAGTAGATTTGATGAAAAAACTTACAGCCGAAGAAGTTTATTCATTTGTTAATAATTATATTTCATCAAGTGTAAAAATTAACGCTGATTATTTTATCGCATATCTTCAAAAATATTATCCAAAAAATAATTGGAATTATTCTTTACATGCATTTAAAAATCCACAATATTTTTACGTTCAACTGGATAATATCAATAATGGTACTATTGTTAATTCTGTATACATAAAATATCATTATGATGCACAAACATATGTAGCACAAACATTAGCTAGTTTGGGCATTATCCCACCATCTGCACCAATAGATCTAAGAAATTCTGCAAAATTTGACAATAATATAACTGCCAAATTATTTTCTAAAAAAGTATTAGATTATAAATCATTAATGGAAGATACAAATTTGGGCGATAGTAATTCTCAACTTAATCTAACTACATTTTCCGCACCACCATCTGCTAATTATAGATATGCTGGATCTGTAACCACAAGTCTTAGTGGACTTAATACTGCTAGAGCAAATATAATATTAAATTTAGCCAATAAACCTTAACATTGATATTTTAAACTCGAATCGGGAGCAGGGTTTAATGTACCATCCGCATTAAATGTAGCAGTAGCCGTTGCTGGATTATCTGTACCATATGCATTATTTCTAGCATTAGTTACATTACCAAACGCAGCACCTGCTCCACCACAACCATCACCCATAGAGGCATCACCGGGTGAAGATCCGCTTGGTTCTACTGGTGGGGTTGGAACGTGATTAGGTGAAGGTCTATTTTTATTAATACCATTTATAGTATCATATCCCTGAAATGCTATTGATTCTGACCAATGATTATGTAATCCAGATATTTGTGGATGATTGTGTGGTGAATTAAATACAGGAATAAAAGTTGGTTCTACTATAACTGCACACATTCCAATTAATTCATCACCACCATTTAAATCGGTTAATACTGGTGCTACCGAATAAACATCAATTAATGGTAATTGTGTTAAATAATCTACACAATTTACTTCTATATCCTCATCAAGATTATATATAAAAGCATATCCAGTTGGTAATCCTTGATTGTCTATTGGTATGTCAATTTTAACTAAATTAGTAGCTTTCATTACTAATGTAATTAAAGTATCAACTAAATTTTCTAATCCATCTAAAAGACCAAAAACTATGTTTGCTGCATATAATATTTCAGCTTCAGCGTTTAATGCAGTAGCTTGTAAGTTTTCTATTGGAGGTGGACTATTCCAAACAGAACAATGTGATACTGGATCACATGGTGCTGATGGTGATGTTTGATACTGTGTACTTCTTGAAACAATAGATGGTGCATATAGAGTACCATCCATCATCAAAGATCCTTTAAGTCCCAAATCACCACCAACATCAAGTTCACCCGATACCCAAGTATGTTTAGAATCAATTTCAAATCCACTACCACCACCAGATCTATCATTGGCATCAACTTTTACATTTTTTCCTTTTATTATTGTTCTTGATCCAGATGTCAGAATTAATTCGGATTGATTACTGACAATATCAACACTACCTGCATGTATGGAAGCGTGTCCTGTGGTGAGAACATCTACGCCCGGTGATCCCGCATCCAAGGTTAATTTATTTGCAGCATCAATGTAGATGTCACCACCGGGTGTGGAATCTATACCAATATGATGTAGCATTTTTTCCATTGCACCTTTCTGTGATAATCCTAATTCCATACCACCTTTTGATTGTAAACCATGTACTGCAATTGGAGCAACGCCTTCTGCATAAGGAGACGCATCATTTTTCACAAGACCAGCTTTTATAATTAATCCACCTGAATGGTGTTGAACATGCGCATTTGTACTAATATTTTTTTCATGTTCATTTATGGAATCTTGATTTTGTAATATATGATCCTGTGCTGCTTTATTAGCAGCTTCATATTTTCCAGAATTAGATTCAATAACACCCTGTTTACAATTTGGGTGATCGCAACTCTTACCACCAGTTAAAGCCAGATTTGAAGTTTCTGACATAAAAGGAACAACAAGCATTGTTAAATACTTGTTAAGTTTCATTAAATCATAAGGAAACCATGCAGGTGTAAAAACATATTTTTTTAAAGTTTGTAAAATTCTACCAACTAATTCACTACCACGTTGTGTTAACATTTTTTGTTTACATATTGGACATGGTATCTTATCGCCTTTTGTACTTTCAAATGCTTGTTTCTTTTTTTCTTGTAAACTTGTTATATGATCTTGAATAGCTTTTGCAGATGCTCTTGCAGTAGTATCATGTTTACCGTGTACTTGACTAGAATCACCTTTAACATATTCATGTTTATCTCCACCATAAACATATTGAACATCACCTTTAACCGAATAAAAATATTTACCATTAACATCAAAATGCATATCAGATAATGAACTTAACCATATACCACCTGCTCTTAATGATATGAAATTTTTAAATTTATCTTGTATTGTTACATGTGAATTATCAATAGGTACAGAAGAACCAATAGGATCGGGTGAAATATCAGTAACTATATGTACACCACCAGCATCAGCAACTAAACGATTGTTTTCTTTTACTTTATTTTTATTAGTCTGATCCATGTTATATTTATTTAAGTTCTTTTTTTATCCAGTGAACATAATATCATTTTGTGGCTGAGTTAAAGCAGCAACAGTATTTGCTTCTAAAGTAGAAGCAAAATAAACAGGTCTTTGTATATCTCCATTATGAAAAAATACCCAAACCTTTGCACCAACTGTTGGTGTTGATAAAAATCCACTGGCATCCGTAATAGAACTTGGTAATCTTCTTGTATTACCACATGTCATTTGAACTGGTGATGATTCTTGAGTACCATCATTTTGTGTTCCTGAATTCATCAAATTTGCAATTTTTTGAACACCTTCTGGTGGTACTTGTGTAGTTAAACCAGCTTCAGCAGCCATTGCACTTGTAACTGGTGTACCGTTTGCATCAACCAATATATTCTTATTACTAGTCCAACCAGCATAAGGTCCACTTGTTATTGGTTCTATTGTAACATTTCCACTATTTTGTGGAAAAATATCACCAGCAGGTTTTGACATATTAACATTTAATGCTTGTGCTGCATATAAAGAAATTTCTAAATTACCATCACCACCAGTATTTAAATTAGGATTATTTTTACCACCAGTATCATCCATATTCATTACAATAACAGTTTTTCCATTAGCGGATAATTGATATGGTCCCTTTGGATAACTTGATGGTAAAGCTACATATGGAAATGAACTTGAA